TTTGAAGACTGAAAAGGATTCCCTCGCAGTGATTGTCACCGATAATGCGCAATATTCAAAGTACTTTCTGGAATATTTATTAAAAGGATATGAAGAATTTGGGTGTGCAGTCGGATATTCGGGTATATGTTATCCTGAGAGGGTATTCAATGCATATGGTAGACTTGGTTATGTAGTTTCGGCTACACACGGTGAAAGAACAGATATGTTGGAGACAACACTTGGATTTCTGATACCGATGAATCAACTAAAAATACCAGAAAAACTTGACATAGAGCCTATGAAAGAACCAGAACCGATATACTTTTCAAATGATTATGTGTGGTCCAGATTTTTAGATAAGAAGGTATTCGTAAAGTATGACAAAATAGGTAGATACAACGATGACTTTTCCAAGATATTCACACCCGTTGAAGTGAATCCCGAACATTCATTGTCGGGCGAAGGAAACAACTTATCAAATTTTTTTAAGTCGAGAACGCACAAGATTTTCAATGGAATCGGATATAGTTAAGACTCGGTATCCCCTAAGAGCATATCCCTTACTTCGTCATACAGAACAGTTAAGAGTGCAACTTTGTATGCGAGAAATCCAACGAAGGTTGCTCCGTAGTCAAAATCAAATGCAAAAGGTGCGCTATTCCATACAGTTTCAAATACAGCAGTTCCTATTGGAGCTAATAATTGTTTTTGAAAAGGTGACTTTTCTATGTTATCCACGTGTCTTTCGAGAAGAGCAATGTACGCAAAAGAGGTTGCGACACCTATGGTTGAAGACACACCTTGTTCTGCGCCTTGTGTGATGAAATACATAGACGTGAGTGCACTCCCGTACGCGACAGTCATGCGATTGATACGTTTTTTGAGTTTATCATAATCTGCCTTTGGTTGAGATGTGGCTCGTACCACTGCGTTATGTATAGACCACATTATTTACATAAAGACCACTGTCCTTAAATATTTTCCAATTGTAAATCCGATGATGTTTGTAACATTTTCGCCCACCGAATAGTGCCACGTGTGTTCGGTAGAGTTTTGTATACCGAGTGCGCGATCAATGAAATTTTCATGTTTACGTTCATTTCCATAGACCCGGCGCATCCAAATGGGACCCTTGTCTCCGTGTATAGACAAACAGCCTCCAAATTTACGTATGAGTTTTGGATTCATGGAAAGCCAATACTCAAACAATTCCCATACAATGCCGAGTGTTATCCAGAACCAAAACTTATCCGGATAAAGTGCACCCAGGAGTGTGTAAAAGAAGAGATGTCCATATTGAAACCCATAAAATTCTGTCCTGTAACACGATTTAGATGAACCGTCGCAAGGACACCTGTTTGCATACCTAAAAAACCACAAAATGAAAAGGAGTATTACTGTATACATCTTATATTCATGCGAGATAAAGATTACACTCCCTTTATAATTAAGTTTTTTAAATGGAAAATGTATTTAAATCTTTTGCAACCGAAATTTATCGCTGTGGGTCACACGTCGGATATCATGTAAAATTTAAACATGTTGCTCCGCTATGTAAAAAGTGGTCTAGAAATAGACTTCCCGATGAAGAGCGCATTCAAGAAATGTGTGACTATTACAATTCTGGAGGTTACATACCTCGTATTATTCATATTGCTGAACTCAAAGATGAGGGACTTGTTTGCTACGATGGAAACCATCGTCGGGAAGTTTTGAATCGAGTCCAGGCATTGGATGCAGTTTGCATCGTTGACGTGATATTTAACGCCACAAATGATGATGTTTATCAAAGTTTTTTAAATGTAAATAAGGCTGTGGATGTACCTGAAATATTCTTGGAAGAATCTTCCGATATAAAGGATGAAGTTTTGAAATTGGTAAAAAAATATGAGACAAAATACAAGTCTTTTATATCCAAGAGTTCAAAGTGTCGTTCACCAAACTTTAACAGAGATCTTTTTACAGATAATGTGACTAAGATTTATAAATACTTAGACGGCACAAAAAGTATACAAGAAATTGAAGAACTTTTAGAAAAATTAAACAGAGAGTACGCAAATAATAAATTATGCAAGCCACATTCTAAGTATAAGCAGCATATAATAGAAAAATGTAAAAATCACAATCTGTGGCTATTTCTAGAACGCGAAATTCCATGCGAACATGTTGAACGAATTGTTTCAAAAAGGAAATTTGGTATTTTCAAATAGGGATAAAGATTACGTTCCCCTATACATAAATGACCGAACTTTGTGTTAAAAGACTTGTTCAAGATGCTACTATTCCAACTCGTGGTTCTAGTGGTGCTGTTGGATATGATTTATATAGCGTCGATGAGGTTGTGGTATCTCCTTCACAACGGGCTCTTGTTGGTACGGGGGTTGCAGTTATTTTGCCAATGAATGTATACGGGCGTGTTGCACCTCGTTCGGGTCTCGCAGTGAAGCATGGTATTCAAGTGGGTGCGGGAGTCGTGGATCCAGATTATCGAGGTGAGATTAAGGTTGTTCTATTTAATCAAGGCGACAAACACTTTGAGATTAAGAAGGGTGATAGAATCGCGCAGCTCGTGTTAGAGAGATGTGAAACACCAGATGTGCGAGAGATTGAATCGCTCGACGAGACCGACCGTGGTTCGGGTGGGTTTGGTTCGACGGGTGCCTAATACCTTTTTCGGTCATCACAGAACCACATCATTTCTTCTGTTGGCATAAACAGAATGCCTTTGCGCATCGTCATCCATAACTTAGCCTGTTCAACGGATGGGTAACTCCACAACACCCACCTTTCCCAATACCCTGCACGAAAGGGATCGTCCCAATTTTCTTCCGTGCTGGTGTCCGCGTAAAGCATGCCCTTGTGTATTTCATAAGGATCGGTTTCTATTCTTACATCCTTGGGTATTTGAGCACCATGCCTTAGAAGATGTGCCCGCATGAGTTCTGGATTTCTATGATCCGTATAATCGATTTGTTCGTGTGAACCAAAATCAATGGTCTTTTTGTTTGGAAGTAGAACCCGCAATTTATGTGACACCACGGGACTTGGCTGGAGAACAACGTGCATTTAATGTACTTTACTTTTTAGTTTTTTTGTTTTGTAGCACAACGAATTTAAGATCACTTTTCTTAACATTTTCACGTGTGAGTGGGTTTACGAATAGTACCATGTTTCCGTTGGTGTTTATGGCATTCGTCATGGACATGCGCGCCATTTTACGGAATGAATTTGGTGAAAGATAAAGTTTTTTTATTTTGACAGCCTTGTCACCCGGTTTAAACGAGTTTATAGTTATTGGGTCTATAGGGAAGTTGTTTACATCTTTATTTTTCCATGTAATCCTATTCGTGTTTTTGTTTTGATCTGAATTCTTTTTCATCTTTTTTTCGTTTTTGGTGTAATTTGATGCGTTTGGTCTGTTACTGTTATTGAAATTAATACGACGACCTATTAAACCTGCGTTAGAAAAAGACATGATTGTTCGACGCATGCGCCTAAGATTGTCTAGACCTTGTCTCGTCATAACACTCGCACTATTACTTCTTAAAGACCGAGGTGGAGTCATCACAACTGAACGTGGTGAATTAGGTGTTTCTATGACGACTGAATTATTATTGTTATTCATATCTATGATAAATACATATATTTTTATTGCCTAAGTTAACCAAAACAATGACAATTTATAGTGCATCATGTTTGAAATCATGAGAGCGAGTATCGGTACCGGTGGTCCCCTGTTAGTTGAATACAAGGGTCGTATCATTTGTGAACATTGTATTATTATCACCCAAGAACACGTGAACCGAATGGTTCGTAAACTCCGTGACATCAGTTTCAATAAGATCGAACAAACTTCAGATCGCTCCTTTTCAGTTTCTTAACTACGAAACGAGTCTCTATTAAACGCATGTACGCATATGCGCATAATAATTCAATAATTTGTAATTTCTTATATAGATGCCATATAAACATTTTTAATACATAATTATCATGTTTGTTCCAAGTCTGTTCTCTCGTCGTAGTCGTTGTTCTAGCCATAAATGATATAAAAACATAGCTTCTAAGTCACGTATGAGGTCATACACATCACTTGATGGTATCACTATAAAGGTGGGTGAAGATGCAAAAGAAAATGATCACCTTACGGAGTCGAGTTACCCTAAAGAGTGGTGGTTACACGTAGACGGAGGACCTGGTTCTCATGTGATCGTGTGCTGTGAAGAAAATATATTACCGAAGGAAACAAAGCGAGACGCTGCTATGTTAGCAGTGCGTCACAGTAAATGTGCGAACGAAAGGAATGTCCGTGTAAACTTGGTGCGTGTTGGTCAAGTTATGAAATGTGATAGATTAAAAAATCACGGGCAAGTCTATTTGGATGGTGAGGTCATGCAACTTACCATTTTTCCTCGTAAAGAAAAAGAGCGTCTTGAAAGATTATTAAAAGCGAGGCGCAATTCATAGTATATGAGTCACCATGATTGGAAAGATGTACTCACTAAACACAGGGATGATTTGATTAATGACATAGAAAAAACCTTAATGGAATGTGGTCAATGGGAGGATACCGCTGGAATACAAACCATACCAATTTTATTTGAACACAAATCTAAACATTGGGAAGATGTAAAGAATGCATTCATTGACTCATGTGATAAAAAACCAGATTATGTCAGAGCTTGGGCATATATTGAAAGACCGGGTGTGGATAATAATTTATATCCCGGATGGCATTCACATGGTGATTTGAAAAAAGAAGGGGTATCTTTTAATTGTGGTGTAATGTACTTAGATAGATTTAAACAAGGTACCATGTTCAAAAAGGACGACAAAGAAATCGTTGGTGACCCGACTCCATTTGTGTGGCATACGTTTTCGCCACATGATGTGCATTGCCCTCCTAAATGGGATCCAAATTCTAGTATCACACGTTATGTGATAGCTTCCGAAGCGATGAGTCACCACTTTAGAAGTTGTACCAGTTTTTGGGATTAGCAATCCTTCGAATGTTACATGATACTAGAATAGTGACCGGCGATATAATACACATCTTCAAAACCTAACGCCTCTAATTTCTCTGCTGCAATTCTGGCTCTTTGCCCGGTGTTGCAATAGACGAGTAATCCTTTTTTTGGAAGTTCATCCGTTGTTTTTTCATTCATTTTAGTGACTGGTAAATGCAATGCTCTTGGATAATGTCCTAGTCTATATTCGGTGGACGTTCGTACATCTATGACTTTCTTTATCTTACCACTTTTAATCATTTTCTTAGCTTCTGATGAAGACACGAGGTTTTCTCCTGTGAATGTATATACGATTGCAGCTGTACCGAGTGCTATGATGAGTGGAATCATTTATATATACTCGGATAAAGATTATACCCGAATGTAATTCATGAGTCTTCAAATTAAGAAGCTACACGAAGATGCGATCATTCCTACGAGGACTTCACCTGGGTCAGTTGGGTATGATTTGTATAGCATGGAAGAGGTGATAGTCCCACCACTCGAACGTGCTTTTGTGAGTACGGGTGTATGTGCGCACTTACCACCTGGTGTATATGGACGCATTGCACCTAGATCTGGTTTGACACTCAAATACGGTATTCAAACTGGTGCGGGTGTCATCGATCCCGATTTTACGGGTGAGTTGAAAGTCATCCTACTTAATCACGGGAGTGAGCCGTTCGTCATTAAGAAGGGAAATAGAATTGCACAAATGATTTTGGAGAGATGTGAAACGCCTCTCATCGAAGAAGTGCAGGAACTTAGGGAAACGCAGCGAGGAACCCGTGGTTTTGGGTCTTCTGGGAAATAATTTAGTTCGAAAATGCAATACCAGCCATGCCATCCTTTACTCTCAAAATATTGTAATTTACGGCGTACACTCTATACAAACCATCATTGGCGCTGGAGCTTGGGGTGTGAATGGTAAGTTTCGCGTTATCAATTCGGGAGAAGTTCAGCGAGCCACTTGGTTGAGAACGGTTCATGGTCAGACAGAATGGCCATGTAAACAATGGAATCGCATCGAGCGATGATGGCGCGAGTGCCGTGGTGTGCATTTCATGAACAACGTTGTGGTGGAACGTGTTCGAACCATTTTCGAATAGGGCGAGACCGTTAATGTAGAGGGACGCGGTATCGAAACTATAATCACTCGCCCATCCAGTGCCAGACACATTTGAGGTCGTCAAGTGAAGCGCCTTGACTGGATGGTTGAAATAGGTCAAATCAATCGACGTGTCGGTCTTCGTCATTGGTTGATATTGGACTTGGGTCATAAGGATTTCATGTTCTTGGGACGTGAAATGTTCTCGCTCGGCGGTGTCCAAGTACGCGTACATGCCATATATCTTTGGGCTCGCACCCAAGTTACCGAGACCAGAACGGCACTTGATTCTCAATTCAACTTCGTGGTATTGCAATGCCACTAATGGAAGAGACTTGGTCCAATCTTCACTGAAAAAGAATGGAACCATGTAATAATCGGACGCGGTACCGGCGACACCCTTCGCATTGTCGGCGACAGTCTCGGAAGTCACTGAGCAGGTCGCTTTAGCTTGTGTATCACGGTACACAACATTGTGAACACCTTGCACGTACAATGAATCGAATTTACAAACTTCTTGTCCACCGATGTGAAGACTGAATTCGGTGACACCAGTATCACCCGCAGAAAAGAGACCATCTGTGTTCACGCCAACATTGGAAATGTTTGGGTGTTCTACCCATATATAGCTCAAAAGGTCACCCTTGGAGCGAATTGGTACGACGACTTCCGAGCCGCCCGTGAAAGTACCGATGTAATCCATGCGCTCTGGCTTGAGAGCAAAGTTTGTGTAGCGCTTGTAGTTTTGGCGCCAGAAACTGACTTGGGGTTCGCCAGTGATGTAGGCATCCTGAGCTCCGACTGATACAAGATCGACAAGTGCAGCTGACATAATTATTATTAAATGATATTAAAATTTTAGGTGCATAACGAAGTATGGTTGTCTTTCAAGCGCTCACCTGGGAGACCAAAGATACTGATGATGAGTACTTGGTGAGTATCTTCGGTAAAACGAGCGAGGGTAAGTCTGTCTGTGTAACGACGGCATTTACGCCTTACTTTTTTATAAAGTTACCACGTAACATAACACAACAGAAGGTGCAAATCATATACAATAAAATTGAAAGGGCGTGTCCTGGTTGTCTCGTGAGTTACAATACAATTCACCGTAAAGACGTTTGGGGTTTTCAAAATAACGAGCAATTTCCGTACCTTCAGTTATTTTTCAGAAACCTTGCTTCGCGGCGTATGGTTGCCGGGCGTCTTCGACGACCACTCCCAGATGAAAGTATTCGCATGAAAATGTACGAATCTAATCTGGATCCGGTACTTCGTCTTATGCATCGAACTGGTATTCAGTCAACTGGGTGGCTTGATACAGGTGACACGTGTACGACTGCATATAACGCACACGTTGACATCGACATCGAATGTAAGAATTGGCGGGATTTAAAACCCGTGGAAAATCCAGAGACGGCACCTTTTGTGGTTGCATCTGTGGATATTGAATGTAATAGTTCTACTGGTAAATTTCCGGATGCGGATATTGACGGTGATGCGTGTTTTCAAATTGCAATTTCACTTTGTAAATTTGGTAGTGACGAACCTTACGATAAGACGTGTTTATGTTACAAAAAGACGGATCCCGATTTAGAAGGTTCTACTATTCTATCATATGATACCGAGCGTGAAATGTTAATGGCGTTCCGTGAATATTTACATGCTAATGATGTCGACATTATCACCGGCTGGAACATATTTGGGTTTGATTTGGAGTATTTGATGAAACGCGCCATCATCACTCGGTGCGACCTTAAATTTTTCCAATTGAGTAAACTCCGTGGACATAATTGTGAACTTACCCTGAAGAAACTCTCTTCGAGTGCATTGGGTGATAATGACCTGAAACTCGTGAGTATGCCCGGTCGATTTATATTTGATTTGTTTCACGAAGTGAAGAAAGGCTACAAACTCGATTCATATAAACTCGACAATGTATCTAAATTGTACCTTGGTGACAATAAGATTGATATGCCAGCGAAAGAGATGTTTGCTCGCTACAAAGAAGGCGATCCGGTGAAACTACGGGAAGTTGCGGAGTATTGTATTAAGGATACGTTACTTCCTCATAGACTCTTGTCTAAATTGTGTATTCTTGTAAATCTATTGGAAATGGCGAAAGCAACTTGGACTCCGTTGTGTTATCTCGTTGAGCGAGGACAGCAAATCAAGGTGTTTAGTCAACTCACAAAGAAGGCGCGAGAGATGGGATTTATGGTACCCACGATTCAATATGGTCAGATGGGTGACCAAGGATATGAAGGTGCGACTGTGCTTGATGCACAAAAAGGTGCATATTATACTCCAATCACAGCCCTTGATTTCGAAGGTCTGTACCCTTCTATCATGATGGCGCATAACTTGTGTTATTCGAGTCTTGTTATGGATCCCAAATATGAAAATGTACCGGGTGTGGAGTATGAGACATTTGAGATTCCTGTACCGAGTAAAGTTGAGGGGCAACCACCGACAAAGCGTTTATGCAAATTTGCACAAGGTGTTCCTACGTTGTTACCGAGCATTCTGCTTGAATTGAAACAATTCAGAAAGCAAGCGAAGAAAGACATGGCGCTATCTACGGGTGCACTCAAAGCGATGTATAATGGTAAGCAATTAGCTTACAAAATCAGTATGAACTCCGTGTATGGATTCACTGGTGCATCAAAGGGAATGCTCCCATGTGTAAACATCGCGTCTACGGTAACAACAAAAGGTCGGAGTATGATTGATGAAACAAAGGAGTACGTGGAAAAGAACTTTCCGGGTGCGAAAGTGAGATACGGTGATACT